CACGAAAGAGCGGACGCAGTGTAGGAAGGTCAGTATATGACGCAAAAGAGATTTCTGTCAACTTCAACAGAAAGGGAAGCGGCTCTAAATTTATGGGAGCGGAAGGACAGACCAAGGCAGGAAACGCCGCCGCTTTTGTGTCGGGAGCCGGAAGAGGCTTGTATATCTTTTGGAACGCAGGTCTTCAAGGACTCACTAACTTTTCAAGACAGATAGGGAGACATCCTGGCAGAGCGTTGACATTGGCGGCTTTGCTGTTTGGTTTTGGAGCATTGATGTCGTATTTAGGGAATAGAGACGATGACGATGAAAACAATTACTTCAATCTTCCCAAGTATATCCGCAGAAGCAACGTCTGCTATAAGATTGGAGATTTGTTTGTCACGATTCCCCTTCCCGTTGAGTATCGGTCATTCTATGGACTTGGAGAATTGGCGAGCAGCACACTTGCCGGAAAAGAGGACGGAACGACAAAAGACATCGCCAAAGAAGCGGTTTCACAAGTATCGCAGTTGTTCCCTATTGACTTTGCAGAAGGAGGCGGAGGACTGCACGCATTGATTCCGAGTGCCGTAAAGCCGATAGTAGAGGCAGAAACCAACACCGCATGGACAGGTCTGCCGATTTATAAGGACAATGATTTCAACAAGAATATGCCAGAGTACACGAAAGTGTATAAGACCGCCAATGGGCATCTTGTTGAGATAGCGAGAGCGTTGAACGATGCCACAGGAGGCAACAAGTACAAAAAAGGCTTTATAGACATAAATCCTGCGAAAATGGAATATGTCCTCAAGGGTATGCTCGGAGGAGCGTTCAGTTTCCCAGACAAACTTGTCAAAACAACAGAGACGATTATGGGCGACCGTGAATTTGATTGGCGGAACACACCTTTTGCCAACAGATTCGTGAAGAACGCAGACGAGAGGACGGAGTACAAGTCTTTGAACGAACAATACTTTAAGTTGAAAGATGAAATGGATGTCGTCAAACAACAGCTGAAAGGCTTTGAAAAAGAAGCTGATGCCGGGAACGAAAAATACGAAAAGGCTCTGCTTCAATTGGAGGACAGCAAAGATTATGAAAGGTTGGAATTATTCAAGGATTATGAGAAGGAACTTAAAGGCTTGAACGATGAACTCAAGGAACTAAGGATGTCTCCTGATTATGACAAGGCAGAAGAAAAAGAGTTGCAAAAAGAGATTGCGGAACTACAGAGACAATTGATCGACGAGATGAGAGAAATTAAAAAATAACTACGCTTAACTGATTGTGTTCTATAACTTTGAGGATATGATAAAGGTTAACAAGAATAGAATGGTACCGTTGTCTCGGCTTACTCAAAGAGAGCGAGCCGAGATGGACACGGTCAAGTTTGACAACAAGTTCAACGATGACCGCAAAGCGACAGACATCCTTTTCCTTGCGAAGAACTATTGGGATGCTATGAGCAAGTTCCGCAAAGACCGGAAGCGCAACAAAGATTACAATTACGGCAACCAATGGGGCGACAAGGTGGTAGTGGACGGCAAGGCGATGACCGAGGAGGAGTATATCATAAAACAAGGCGGCACACCGCTGAAGTCCAATCTTATCCGCAGGCTTGTGCGCAACGTGCTTGGAGTGTACCGCACTCAGACCAAGGAGCCAATGTGTGTAGCTCGAGACCGAGACGAGCAGACGCTCGGAGAAACAATGTCGACCATACTCCAGTACAATTGGCAGTTGAACCATATGTCGGAGATAAATGCGAGGTCGTATGAGGATTTCCTCATAGGCGGTCTCGTTGTGCATAAGAAAACGTTCGGGTGGCGTAACGGCAAGTGCGACTGCTGGACAGACTATGTCAATCCGGACAATTTCTTCGTTGACAACAGAGTCACCGACTTCCGCAGTTGGGATACTCAGGTAATAGGCGAGATACATGACTATTCGTTCGAGGATGTGTGCCGAGAGTTCGCGCATTCACCGGAAGACTATGCGGCGTTGCGAGGAATCTACGCACAGGCGCACAATGCCAAGTACTATTCCATAGACACGTCATATACTTTCGGATCGAAGAGGGAAGGAGACCTTGACTTCTTCATCCCCAAAGATCCTAATCTATGCCGTGTCATAGAGGTTTGGAACAAGGAGATGAAACCCCGCTTCCGGTGCCATGACTATATGACGGGAGACTACTACAAGATAGACGAGGAAGACTATAAAGAGTTTGTCTTGGACGAGAACCAACGCAGAAAGGAACAGGGTATGGCGCAGGGCATCGAGGAGGACGACATCCCTACCATTGAGGCTGAATGGTTTATGGATGACTATTGGTATTACAGATTCCTCACCCCTTTCGGTCATATATTGCAGGAAGGCGAGACCCCATACAAACATCATTCCCATCCGTATGTATACAAGGCATATCCTTTGATTGACGGAGAGATTCACTCGTTCGTCAGCGATGTCATAGACCAGCAGAAATACGTCAACCGACTGATAACGCTGAACGACCTTGTCATACGCAGCAGTGCCAAAGGAGTTGTCCTCTTCCCCGAGGAAGCGAAGCCGGACGGCGTCACTTGGCGAGAGTTGCAGGAGACGTGGGCGAGAGCTGACGGCTTTATGGTGTACAACGGCAAGAGCGGCACAGCACCGAGACAAATGAGCAGCAACAATACCAACGTAGGCATCCAGGAGTTGTTGTCGTTGCAGTTGAAATTCTTCGAGGACATCAGCGGTGTCAACGGCGCGTTGCAGGGCAAGCCGGGCTATTCGGGGATGTCGGGAACGTTGTATGCGCAACAGACACAGAACGCCACCACATCGCTTGTGGACTTGCTTGAGACATTCTCATCGTTCGTGGTGCAGTCGGCATACAAGGACGTGAAGAATATGCAGCAGTTCTACGACACCAAGAAAAAGGTGAACATTGCAGGACGCAGTGGCGGAGCGGTGGTCTACGACCCTGAGAAGATAAACAACATAGAGTTTGACCTTTCCATTGTCGAAAGCACGCAAACACCCGTTGTGCGTCAGATGGCGAACGACTTCCTTATGCAGATATGGCAGTCCGGTCAGATTACATTGGAGCAGTTGCTTGAGGCAGGCAATTTCCCATTTGCCGACAGTCTGTTGCAGCAAATCAAGACACAAGGACAGGCGATAGCGCAAGGACAGCAACCACAGCCGTTGTCGGCAGACGTGCAGCAACAAGTACAGCAGCAGGCGGACCCAGCCGCTGTACAGCAGATGCAGGCAATAATGCAGAGTGCCTAACGCTTGGCGAACCAATCGAGGAATGCGGAATGTTTAAGGGCGATGATGTCGGCAGGCATCTCGCCCTTTCCGTTCCTATAGGGGGTGCAATAGAAACACTCCCTTTGCATATCGGCAACGGACGCATCTTTAGGTATGTAGTTTTTCCGTTTGAGGACACGGAAGTTGCGTCTGTCAACAACGACAAGTCTGCCATCCTCAGACGGCATCACATAATAACGCTCTCCATTCTCACTATGAGCGTTGTCCGCTTTTCTTACGGCAAGAGAATACACAATCTCAGCCTTGATTTTCTTGAAAATATTCATATCAGAATTTTGCTAAAGAGTTAATATTGGTCTTTGTTATCAGTCTATCGCTGTGCGCTACAACGCTTGGCCGTTCCATCTCGAAGAAGCATATATGCAACCCAATGGCACGAGTCATCAACAAGTCATCGTGCTTGCCGATTTCCGCACCGAACGACCCGTTCTGCTTCTGTTCGTAGCATAGATACTCATCAAGGCACCGCTCGTCACGCTCCACATACAGAGCCTCCCTGACTACTTTCACAAGGGTGGATATAATCATCGGTTTTGTCTGCACATTTGTGTGGAATCCATACTTCACGCTTCTCCCCTCACGGATGTCAATCTCGCTCGGCTTGCGCGCATACAGATTGTTGTAGACATTCTTGATTTGGTTGAGGATGAACACCGACTGGTCGCCATCAACCATTCTGTCCCTGTCTTTAGTCTCAAGGGTGTTGGACTCTATGACAAGCAGGCTGTCGTTGTATAGTTTGGCTATCTGAGCCGCTTTCCAAGCAAGAAGGTCGTGGTCTATATGTCCGTACCATTGCGCCACCACGCAAGGTTTTCCGTCCGTCTCCATCATCCAATACCTGTCGAACACCACGACAACGGAGAAGTCGGCTTTGCTGGAACGACCTCCAACGTCCACCACAGTAAGGTATCGGTTTGCGATGCGCTTGTCCGGGAACACTTCCGGCAATTCCCACACACAGAACTTTCCTTGCGAGTCCGCCTCGAATTTCACGTGCTGCAAAGCCTCCTTGCCGCTGTCACCGTCACCATACACGTCCCCGACAAGCTGAGGAGGGCGACAGGACGGTTTGAGCAATTCCACCTTGTATTTGTCGAACACCGAGCATCCTGAGTGTTGGAAAGCCTCCACGTCATCGGACGGATATTCGGCAGCCATATCACCGTGTTCATCATACTCGGCACGTTTCAGACAATACCAATGGATTCCTTCAAGCGTGGCTCCCTGCTGCCATAGCCACCACAGATACTTTCCGCTGTCGTGCCGTCTGTCCGAGATGTACTCGTTAAGTCTGTTCTTGTAGAGATTCCTTGCAAATTCCTCCCTGTCTTTTATCGGCAGCGTGTATCTCTCAATCTTGAACCACGGCACGAACAAGGATTTGAATGTAGACTTGTTCTCCTTAGCCGCCCGGTATTCAGACTCGAAGAAATTACCCGTTCCGTTGGCTGTGGACTCATAGACAATCATTGTCATAGGCATAAGACCGGCACCGGAGCAGGCGGTACGCACAATCTCCTGCGGTGTCTTGCCCTCGGTCTTCTTCCAAAACGCCACCTCGGTGCAATGTACAAGCGCGGAGTCGCCGCCACGCGCGGAGTTAGGCTCCACGGCAGTGCCTATCTTCACCTTGCAGTTGCGTTGCGGAATCTTGAAGATGTTCCCCGATGCGGCTTCCGTCATAAACTTAGGCTCGTTGTCCTTGAAAGACGCACCGACATCGTACATCATCTCCAATGGATATGCCTGAATCAGTTTGTCGAACATACCTTTCACTTCCACCGAAGCATCCTTCGTGTGACCGACTATAAGGCTGTTCCATCCCGTCTTGTGGACAAGTTGTATCCACGACATATAAATCTGCGTCACCGTAGAGCCACCCCATTGGCGAGCCTTCAGCACTATCACACGGATGGGCGCACCGGCAAGGCGCATCTCCTCGAACACCGACACAAGCATACGTTGCGGAAGATTCAGCGAAAAAGGAATGTCATCGCCACCCTCCTTGTTCTTGATCCTTGCGAACACGAACGCCCAAAAGCAGAAGTCGTGCTTGCACCGTATGCGTATAAGTGTTTCCGACAAGGCTTCCTTTCCTATTTCCGGTCTGCCCGACGCTCCGAGGAACTTCGCCAAAGAACCGCACCTAAGCACCGCTTTCACGAAAGGCTCCTCGAGCATCGCTTTCGGCACGTACTGCCTCGGTATGTCAAAGTCGGGAATCTCAATCCATTCACGTTCCAATATAGCACCTTCTCCGGTCAAAGGATTGAACGGAGCGAAAAGGACGGCATTCCTCTTGTCGTTCTCCTTCAGCAATCGTTCAATTTCTTCTTCCATTTAATCGGATTGATAAGCAGTCCGTACAACAGACCTGCGATGTAACAATATAGATGGATTATGCCGTTCACACTCGGTATGAGCATACCAAGGAGAATGAACGCTGCCATATATGAATGGTAGTAAACCTTGTGCTCCACCAGATAACTGAAGCGACCGAGCAGAACGAAGCATATTCCGGACAATCCTACAGTAGGCACGTCCCACATTATGGGAGTGAACGAAGCGCAGACAAACGCCACAACAATGTCGGACACCGCAATGTTGAAAGTGAACGCCACGGCAAGCAGACACCACACGTTCATAAGGCAGTGGATAGCAGAGACGTGGAAGAAATGATAAAGGAATCTGTTGCGGAAAGCGCATCCGTCGAATATGGCGAAAGCCTCCACATCGTTCACGAGTAGAAGACAAATAACAGCGGCTGACACCGCAAGCACTATATTGCGAGCTGTCCGTTTCTCCATCTCTTCTTGATTTTATGGAGGATGACCTTTGCACTCTTTATTGTGAGATAGAACTTAGGCGCACCGCCCTCTATCACACGTATAACGGCATCCTCAAGTTTGATACCTTCGTGAGTCCGCTCAATCTCAGCCACACGCTTCTCTATCTCCTCGAACATCTCTCTGCGAGTGCCGCCCATCTGTGCCAAGTCATAGCCCTTGCGTATCTTGTGGATCATCACGACCGCACGTTCTATGGACACCCAGAAATGCGATGTCGGAGAATTTATGGTTGCAGTAAGAATGTCAGAAAGGTTGAACTCCCCTTTCTGAAGCGACAACTGTTCACGGAACGCACGCATAAGGTCTCTGTCCCTGTCGTCCTTGAAACACGCAATGCTACCTTTCTGTCTCATACCCTATCAAAATTAAAAATTACTCAGTTAATAAAAAAGACTGATAGCCAACACGATAGGAGTAACTTTGGGTAAGTAAGAATATAAACAAAGCAAATCAATATGGAAGACCCTAAGAATGAACAGGTTAAAAGCAAGCGAGACTCCTTTCTCGAACGTTTGAAGGGGAAATACCCCGACAAGCAATTCACTGACGATGAGGAGATTTACGGAACTATTAACGATGATTACGACAATTACGACAACGAGTTGAAGCGGCTGAAGGATGACGAAAGCAAAATAATGGAGATGTTTTCGGCAGACCCACGCACGGCAACGTTGTTTCAGACGGCAGCCGCAAAAGGCGATGTCATCACAAAGTTCGTGTCGTTGTTCGGCCCGGAGATTGCCGATGCCTATGAAGACCCCGAGAAGATGGAGGAAATCTCCAAAGCAGGGCAGGAGTATCTTGACCGCATAGCGCAGAGCAGAGACCTTGAAGAGCAGTATAACAAGAACATTCAGAAGTCGGTGGAAGACATTGAACAACTGAAGAATGAGAAAGGCTATACCGACGAGCAGGTTGATGAAGGGATGAAGAAAATCTGCCAAATCGCCTATGATGCCATTGTAGGCAAGTTCTCCAAAGAAGCACTCGACTTCGCCTTTAAGGGATTGTCACACGATGAGGATGTAGAGATGGCGGCGCAGGAAGCGGAAGTAAGAGGACGCAATGCCAATATCGAGGAGAAGCTGAGAAAGCGCAGCAAGGGTGACGGAATCCCAGCCGCACCAAGCGGACGCGCAGGTTCAGCGCAGACCACACCGAAGCGCAGCCTTGGAGCCCTTGACTCCGCAAGTGAAGCCTCTTCCATTTGGGAGAGAGGCGGTTTTAAAAGAAACAAGACAAATCAATATTAACAAAATTAGAAAACAATGAAGAAAGAATTTTTGAAAAAGAACTTGTGGCGAATGCTTTTGGGTATTTTGGCAATGGTGTTCGGCGCAACGGACGCCGTCGTAATGGCGGCAGCGGCAGACCTTCCTGACGCAGGAAAGACCAATTCGGGCAACCCCGACAGCAACGACGGCATCGCAACCGAGACGCAAGGACGTGAGGACGGTGATCCGGAGATGTACACCAAGGACATCGATTCAAAGATCGTCAAAATCCGTCCGATGGCTACGCCTATCGACCAAATCAGCCGATATGGTAAATTCTTGAAGACCGACTCAATGGTAGTCAAGTATTACTCTCTCGGCACACGACCCATCAAAACCACCTTGGCAGAGAGCGTGGTAAAGATGGAGGAGGGAGCCACGTCACTTACTCTCAAAGTTGCCGACCCGACAATGTTCACATTGGACGACACCATCCGTGTTGTCGGTGCGAAGGCGGTTTCTCGCCCGGACGGAACGAAGTACAACGATGAAGACCCGTTGGAGAAAGACGACCCAACACGTCCGGACTTGATTCTCTGCGTGTGCGGTCGAGACCAGAACAACGGCTATCCAGTTGTCTATGCTGTCAACGGAGACTTGAACGCCAAGAAAGAACCGATTCTCATCCCTGCCCTTGACAAGGAGAAAGTTACGCTTGTGCGTATGGGCAAGGCTTGTGCGGAACTTGACGTTCAGACAGGACGTTTCAACAACCTTCCTACAAGCGAGGAACAGTATTGTCAGAACTTTATGATTCAAGTGGAGCAGTCAACATTTGACAAGATTGCGTCAAAAGAGGTTGATTGGAACTTCTCCGACATTGAGGAGGACGGCATCTATGATATGCGCCTTGCACAGGAGAACACATATCTCTTCGGAGCGAAAGCACGTATCAAGCACATCACAAAGGACAATATGGACACTTGGTTCACAGGCGGTATTTGGTATATGGCAGGTAAGGACATCGAGGTCGGAGCATACAATGAGACACGCAAATGTGTGGAAATCAGCGATGACAACCTTGTCGAGATTTCAAAGGACTTGTTTGTGGGCACGGGCATCGGCAACAAACGCAAGGTCATCCTCTGCGGCTCCGATATGCTTGAGGCATTCTCTAAAATCAAGTCGGAGAAATTCCGCTTGAAAGAGAACGTAGAATCTTGGAATCTTAAATTCAAGTCTTGGTCTACCGACTTCGGTGAACTTCTCGTTATCCATCACGAGCTGTTCGATATGAACGGAATGAGCGACTGCGGCTTTGCCCTTGACCCTGAGTATCTCACGAAGAAGACCCACATCTCTTGGCAGCGCAACGTGCTTGACTTGAAGAAGGCAGGCATCCGCAACACGGATGCAGTGGTAATCCAGGAAGTCGCTTGTCTGTATCTGCGTTATGCCAAGGCACACGCACGAATGAAACTTGCGGCAAAGGCAGGAGCGTAACTGAAACATAGTATTAACAGATAAAGGGGTGTCCAACCGATACCCCTTTTTAAAAATCATAACGATATGCAGAAAACATATAAGTCCAAGTCGTTTCTCAGCATCTCAGTGGCTGTGGGGAGAATGACTTGCCAAGACACGCAAGACAGCAACAAATCTGTGACAAAGGACGTTTTCAAACACATCACCTTTGAACCGGACACCACGGGCTATGCTTACTACAGCACCGCTGACGAGACAGAGCAGAAGGCTATCGAGGCACACCCTTTGTTCAACAAGATGTTTGTTTTGAAGGATGCTCCAGCACCTGCGGTGGCAAAGAAGACAGCCGCAACACCAGTGGAGAAGAAAGAGGTAGAGGTGACGAGTGCGGCTGACGCAAAGCAGTATCTTGTAGACACGTTCGGCATCAGCAGAACGAAGATACAGTCGACGGCAGACATCAAGAAATACGCAGAACAGAACGGAGTAGTGTTTGTAGGTATCTGATATGCGGTACGACTTGAAACAGATAGAGAAGGATGTGCGCCTTGCCCTTGACAGGAACAAGGCAGCGGACAGCCTCCTTGACGAGGAGACCACCACGCTTACGCTCAACGACATCATTGACGGGAGGATAGAACTTGCCGCACGCACCGTGCTGCTCAACGCTCCGCTGCATCTCATCGGAGAGGGGAAGGAATTGCCTGTGGACGTGAATTGGGAATCACAACCCGGCTATGGTATGGGATTCATTATGCTCCCGTCCGACTATCTGCGTCTTGTCACGTTTCAGATGACAGACTGGGAACGTCCGGTCACCGAACCGATAACAGAAGAAAACCCATTGTATGCAAGACAACGCAGCCGCTATCCGGGTGTCAGAGGATGTCCGCAGCGGCCTGTCGTTGCTATTGCTTCTTACCCTTCCGGTATGGCGTTGGAGTTTTTCTCCTGCCGAGGAGGAGAGAAAGTTGCGGTGCGGAGGGCAAGATATATTCCGATTCCGAGAATTGAAGTGGGAGAAGACAACTTGAAGGAAATTGAACTTCCACACAAATGTTATGACGGCATTGTCTTCACCACGGCAGCGATGGCATGCGCTGTACTGAAGGATGACTTGGCGGCAGTAATAAGTGAAACGGCAAATCAATTATTGAAATGACAACAGACGTACATAATTTAGGAAATTTCGCATCACTGGCAGCCGCTTGGGAGAGATACCCAAATGGGGCGATGGTCGGAGACTACATATTCATTGCCGGGGTGCGGTATGACTGGGACAAATATGAGAAACAATGGCTGACACCAGTGGCGGTAACGGATATGAACATATCAGTGTTCGATGTCTCCACCTATGACTTTGAAGCAAATGATTGGCGGCACGCCTTGCCTAATGGAGAATACACTGTTGTCTCCAATACACAAGCGGTCGGCAAGCTGTTGAAGTATGACGACGGCTTCGTGCTTGAAGGTTTTGTCACATTGACGGAAGCGGGGGCGGACAAAGTGTTCTCTCCTGTCGTTGATGGCGGCAAACCAAAGGCGGACGCAAAAATATTGTCGGGCAACCAATCGTATCACAAGTATGTGTATGTGGATTCCAAAGGGGTGTACAATGTAAGCAACGCCACGGAGAGCGGTCAGATAGACGACTTTCAACACCATCTTGACGATTTGCAACAATATGTGGACGACAATTTGAACTCGTTGGGCAAGGACGTTTCCGCTATAAGGAAGGCTGTCGTCACGGAGAAAGGTCAGATAGACGACATTCAACACCATCTTGACGATTTGCAACAATATGTGGACGACAATTTGAACTCGTTGGGCAAGGACGTTTCCGCTATAAGGAAGGCTGTCGTCACGGAGAAAGGTCAGATAGACGACATTCAACACCATCTTGACGATTTGCAACAATATGTGGACGACAATTTGAACTCGTTGGGCAAGGCCGTTTCCGCTATAAAGAAGGATGTCGGCACGGCGGAGGACGAGGCGGACAAGGAAGGCAGTCTGCACGCACAGATAAATTATTTGAAGCAGAACGGAGGAAGTTGTGACTGCGAAGAGATTCTTGAATACGACAAGGCTCTTGTGACAGCACTCACCCCTGACTCCATATCTGAGGAGATAAGTCTCGCTTTCGTTCCCATAGGAGCGAAAGACAAGACAACACCTGTGCTTCCGAAGGTAAACGACCTGTTGGTGACCAAGGGTAATGTGAAGGAGATGGCTCAGTTTGTCAACGTCACCGACTATCTCACTCCAAAAGGCACACACCGATACACGCTGATTTACCAAGACGGCTCCATTCTTCACACCATACAGATGCTTGGCTTTACGAGTGTTCATTCCGTGGAGCAGAACGACCTTGCGGATTTTTCAGAAGTTGAATTGGTTCCAAAGACCATATAATCATTAAATTTATTTTTTTATGGCAGAAAAAAAACTACAAGTGGACAGCCCGGTGAAAGTAATCACATCGGGCACCAAACCGACCATTGAGAACTTACCGAAAGGGAGCATCGCAGTCGGCAGAGTAAACAACCGTCTTGCCGCTGTTGCCGCTCTCGGTGATCCAAGCGAAGAGACAGAGGCGGAAATCCAAGACCTTTTGCAGTACGATACTGTGGAAGGAGAGAATGCGACAGTCACCGACTTGGGTGGCATCAAAGCTGGAACAAAAGCGAGCGATTTAAAAGGCAAACCCCTAAGTGAAGTACTTGACGCTTTGTTGTTCCCGGTTGTAAACCCAACGTTTGTGGCACCGACAGCGACATTGACCCTTGATTCTTCAGTGGCAAGGACACAAGAGGTTGGGGCGGTGGCACCGACAGCGGACAAGTTTACACACTCTTTTAACAAGGGTTCTATCAACATCGCCGGCAAAAAGGTGAATGATAGAGCAGGCGCGGAAACGACATTCGCATTGTCTTGCAACCAAGGCTCAATCCCTACTAAGTTTGACTCAGCAAAAGCATACACATATAAAGGGCGCGTTAGTTATGCAGAAGGCCCGCAACCTAAAGACTCGAAAGGCAACGATGTTGGAAGCCCTCTTACAGCAGGAGCGGTGGCAACCACAGAGGTTGTAGTGAACGCAGTATACCCTTACTTCGCAAACACGAAAAGTGCGGCAGAATTGACAAAGCAACCATTGACCACGATCAACTACATCGAGGTTTCTTGCGTAAGCGAAAATTATCAAAACCGACACGCTTTCGCTTTGCCTGCGACATACACAGTGACCAAGATTGAGTACTTTGATACAGTCGCAAACAAATACAATCCGATGGCAACGTCCGATTTCACAGGGGTGGTATACTCCCAGACCGTACAGGGCAATTCAGTGCAGTACAAGATATACTTTCGCAACACGCAGGGTTTGTCTGCTGCAACAAAGTTCAAAATCACATTCACTAAAGCATAGGAGGTATAAATTATGGCAAGAATAAAAGGGCAAGCGAATTATGCCTCTAACTTTGAGGTGTTGAAACAAGCACCGCTTGATTCGAGAACGGTAGTATCGGACGCAGGCGACTTGACGAAAATTGCAACGTGGCAGGACGCAGACGGCAATGTTTGGCTGTATGATGGTTTGATTGTAGTAGTGCCGAATGCGGACAATGCAAATGCCCCAGAAGTTTATGTTCTTAAAGATAAGGACAACTATGGACGCCCTGACGCTTGGTTGAAGCTCGGTGCGGACAATGCGTCTGCGGTGGCCGCCATTCAAGAGACATTGAAAAAGAAAGCCAATCTTGTATTAGGGGCGGTGCCAGTAAACGAACTTCCTATTGCAAGTTCGTTAGGAAATCCTAATAATGGTACAATTCCAACAACATTTGCAGTTAGCAAGGCTATTAATGATAAGATTGTAGGTCTGCTTAATTGGCAAGGGGTTAAGGATACTACTGATGAAATCAAGGATATTGCACTTGCTAAAAAAGGTGATGTATGGCATTCAAACGAAGATGGTTCGGAATGGGTATGTACTGAATATATATCTACAGCTGACCATTCTGTGTGGGAAGAGTTGGGAACTCCTATTGATTTGAATGGATACTACACCAAAACGGAGGTTGACAAGAAGGTCAAACCTCTTGCCGACAGCATAGGCACTGATAGCGATGCCGCTTCTGCTAATGGTTCTGTGTATGCACGAATCAAGAAGAACGCGACCGACATCTCAACTAATACAGCAAATATAAATGCTACTAAAGAAAAAGTCAGTGGTCTTGACACTAAGGTAACAGCTAACACCGATGCAATTGCAACTAAAGCAAGTAATTCTGATTTAGCGGCATTGCAAAGCAAAGTTGAGCTTAAAGCAAACCAAAGCGATATTCCGACCGCCGTGCAACTCGTTGTGAAAACTATTTAAATATTTAACCATTGGGGATGGAATCTCCATCCCCTTTATATTTATAACTATGGCAGAAGTAACGATTAAACTTGACAGTCCTATTTCAATAGTAGATAAGGGTACTCCATCAACATCTAATCTTCCTAAAGGAAGTATTGCAATAGAAAAAGATAAAAATAATAATTTAAAGATATACGGAAATGTAGGCAATGAAGTTGTCGATATAGAAAGAGTTGACGCATTAGATAACGGAGATGCATCTGCATCATTTGTCGCGGGTCGTAACCTTAAAGTCAATGGTTGGGAATTTTATTGGAAAGACGTATGGGAAGAATCAGAACCATCGGCTATTAAACACATAGAAAGTGCAGGTGTTAATGCTGCCATTAATGAAATAAAAGGGACTGGAGCTGATGTCTCTGCTTTCACGTTTCCGACAACTAAAGATGAATTTATTGCATATCTAAAAACTATTACGTTTGATTTAAGCAATCAACCTAATCAAGTATCTGGTTATGGAAGTGTTACATACGGTATTATGAATAAAAATGCTGGAACAACTACTATTGTGGAGGGTATGTATAATGATATATCTAATAAAATGCATAGGTCACATATAGAGGGCCAACATATGTCTATTCCAGATGTAGAATATGCATTATCTTGCCATGTAGAAGGACAGGATTGTGATATTGTAGGATATGCTTCAATATGTCATCTTGAAGGCAATGGCTCAGCGGTAGTTCATTCTATGGGAAAGAATGTAGGATTCTTCGAAGAAGCTTGTGCCTGTCATGTTGAAGGCGGTGGCGGAGTTGTAGGAGGAGCATATTCTCATGTAGAAGGGGATGGTTGTGCAGCTCTTAATAATGGAGCGCATTGTGAAGGCAAAGGTTACTATAAAAACAGTGTTACCGATTGGAAAAAGCGAACAGCTAAAGACAACGATTATTTAAAAGATTTATGGAAAAAAATTCTATTCGGGAAAACTGACACAAGTGGGTATACTTATAAATTCTCAGCAGCAATAGGGAACGCATCGCATGTTGAGGGAACAGGTAATATCGCACCTAAAGCCAGTGTTACTTTGGAAGGTCTTGATACAGGTGCTACTGCATCATTTGTTAATGGAGCGAATCATGCAGAAGGAGCAGGTAATTTTGCTGGCGCCGCAGCTTCTCACGCTGAAGGTATTAGAAATGAAATAGGGCATAATGCCTACGCTTCCCATGCTGAGGGTATTAAAAATACTACCCAAAACAGAGCAGAGCATGCTTCTGGTCAATATAACAAATCAAACAAAGCGACAGATACATTTGGAGATGCAGGTAATACATTATTTTCAGTAGGCTGTGGTACATCGGATGCTGATAGGAAGAATGCTTTTGAGGTAATGCAAGATGGAACATGTAAATATTTAGATGTTGCCACAGGAGAACAGATAGATGTTGGTGTTGCAAAAGAATTATCAAAACCTTTTGATTTGACGATAGGAAGCACCACCAAAAAAGTTAATGGTAAATCGGCTGTTGCTTTTACTGCTGAAGAAATTAACGCTTCAAGACAATTTAATGGAGTTTTAATACAGAAATTAACTACGGCAAGTACGGAAGCTGATATAAGAAAAGCATTTACTGAAGTAAATACTAAAACTGTATTGTTTCCAACTCCAGGTAGTGTTATAGCTAAATTAGATGGAGATAATAAAGGTATTGTTGTTTCTTTAAGTGAACCTAATGCTACAACATTGGGACGAAGCATAGTTGTATATTATGGTGACGGAACTTACACTATTGTTGTAAAAAATGACTTTACTAAAGTATTAGTACCTTGGCGAAAAGACAGTTCTTTGCGCGACCTGTACATATCAGCAGGAGCGGTGTACAACGAGGCGACGGGGTACTACGAACTGAACGGGCTAACGGATATTACTGAAGAACAGATGAGGGTAATATATGAAAAGACTTGGGGGTGGTGGCTACATTTGCCGTCTTTGAATGGATTTGGTTCTGCTTTGCCTCGCACCAACATCCCATGCCCGGATTATAAAATTATAGCGTATGCTTCAAAGATTAGCATACATTCGATTTTTGCTGTCTCGGGTAACGACGATAATTTAGAAGTAGTGAATTTAAGGGCTTTGTACACGCCGACCGCTTTTGACGAAATTAAGATTGTGGATTTCAATTGGGCTTTTCAAGGAGACAAAAAAATTAGAGAAGTGCAAGGCATTATAAACGTAAAGGAGGCACGCTCCAACTTGAGTATAGGAGGAAATATTGAAACTATCAATATTAAAGGACTAAAAGTGAGTATTAGATTCTACGGCAGCCAAAGGTTATCCAAAGAATCAGTCTTATATATGATAAATAATTCAGAGGCAACAACGGCTATTACTATCGGTTTGCAACAAGCAGTTTATGATGTGATGAAAGATGACGCTGATATAATAGCGGCACTTGCTGAGAAAACAAATATAACCCTTATACAAAATACATAGAATTATGATACAGAAACAAAACAACGAGATTTTTAGCACGGAAGATAAGTATGTGCATATCAAGAACACAGACGTTTATTTCAAACGTGCGGTCGCTGTCCGCTTATCAGTAGAGCAGTGCGAGGAAGTGGACGAGATACCGCAGACTACAAACACTAAAGCCTATGAAGACAAGGTAGACAGTCTTATCCGCGGTCGCTACTCGCTCAGCGAGGAACTCGGCATACTAAGGCAGAAAGACACGAAGAAAGCGGAATATGACGCTTATTTCGCCTACTGCGAGCGATGCAAGGCAGAAGCCAAGGAGTGGTTCAAGGAACATCCGAACGGCGATTTGCCGCCATTGCCGCAAGTGGAAGAAGTGACGGACTATCTTTCGGAAACAACTGACGATGTTGTGGGATTTGGGCAATAAAAAAACCTCCCGAGAGAGGTTGTTACAAGCGAGACGAATCTGCGTGTTACACGACAAAGATAGAAACAATATTGAAAACCACAAAATGAAGGAAGAAAAAAATGACAGGAACGGCAGTGAATAACAGTCTTCGTATCGGGACTGCAAGTATGGGAGTGTTCATAGGCGAAATCAGCACACTGCTCTGGGATATGCGGTGGCTGATGCTCCTCGCTGGGGTGCTGATTATCGTAGACTTGTGGCTCGGTGTTCACAAGTCTATCTCCAACAACGTTGACATCCGAGCGAGCCGCGCGCTGAGGCGGACAATGATGAAGATAGCCGACTATTTGTGCGTCGTGATACTCGGTGCGGTGGTCGGCAAGGCTCTCGGAGAACCGCTCGGATGCTCCGCTATAGTAATCGCCGTGGTGCTTATGTCGATAGCGTGTTTGTGCGAACTCGACAGCATCATCAGCAACTGGGGCGAAATCAAGGGAGTGAAAATAAACGTCTTCAAGATAGTTCTCGGTCTTGTAGGCTACAAGCGCAAGGAACTTAGAGAAGCGTTGAAAGGTACAATCACTAAAAAACGGAAGAAATGAAATATTTCACACTTAACGAACTGACACGGAGCGACACCGCGACAAAGGATAAGATAGACAACACACCGACCGCGGAAGCGGTGAAGAACTTGACGGTACTTGTAGACAACGTGCTTGACCCTTTGAGGAAGATGTACGGCAAGCCGATATACATCTCCAGCGGCTACCGCTGTCCACGGCTGAACAAGGCGGTGGGAGGTGTCGCTGGCTCACAGCACAAGACAGGACAGGCAGCCGACATCAATCAGCGAAGCCGCGAGGAGAACGCGCATATCTTCAAGCTGATTGAGGAGAACCTTGACTTCGACCAACTGCTGTGGGAGAACGGCGGTCAGTGGGTACACGTGTCTTATCGTGCTGACGGCAAGAACAGAAGACAAGTGAAACGACTATGGAAGAAATGATTTATTAACCAGACAACGGAACGCGCTCTTTGACATACGGAATCACCGAAAAAAACTACAAAATTTTCTTGAAATTATATCCAATATTTCGATGAAATTATATATCTTCTGATAAATCAGCAACCGAACACTCCGTAATGGAGATTTGCTTAAAAACGCTGGGGCGGTGATTCCGAATGTCGGAGTCGCCGCTCCTTTTGTCATAAACGTTTTTGAGAATGAGAGATGACGAGAAATGCAGATATATCTGCGTGGTGATAGGCTGGGTGCTGATTGCCGTGCTTGCGGTGATGTGCCTCGGCTGCAAGTCGGTGCAGTATGTACCCGTTGAGACGGTGCGCACCGATACTTGCTACGTCAACAAGATACGCACCGATTCCGTGTATGTGCGCGACTCGGCGGTCGTGGAGCGCGGCGGTGACACAATCAAGGTGACTGCGTGGCGGTGGAGAGAGCGGTACGTTGTGCAGCGCGACACCATCTATCGGAGCAAGACGGACAGCATTGCCGTACCTTACCCAGTGGAACGGAAACTGACCCTTTGGAAGAAGATGAAGCAGGACATCGGCGGCATAGCCATCGGTGCGTTCATCGCCGTTGTGTCGGCAGTGGTGATTTGGCTGAATATAAAGAAAATGAGGAAATGAAAAAGCTCCCGACATAAATAAAATATCACCACAACATCCTATTTATCAACACACAATCCGTGCGGTGTCGGGAGCCAATTATGCCTGAATCGCACGGACGTTTTGTGTCTTGTAAAGATAAAGCGGATGTTGTGGTTCGGCAAAGGTATGAAATTAAATAGGGAAAATCAAATGAAAACAATCGAAATCTTTGCCGAGGCTGTGAAATTCGCCTCAGAAGCATCCGCATCCAAAGCGGAGGCAGTGGCTAACGGCAACTCGCAGATGATTGGGGAAACCAACAACCTTGTACGCACTGTGGCGGCAGGGTTGCAGATGGAGTCACAGAACAGAGAGAACGCAATCCTTATGGAGCGCAAGGAACGTGTCGACAGCACTCCATCGGTGCAGAGCTACATCGACCTTGCAGTGGGAGCCGGAGCATACAGCGGTAGTTCGGCAAACTCGCAGGCGGCAGCCACAGCGGCAAACGTCTATGCGAACAATCCTGCGATGGAGAACTTCTCATTTGTGAGAACGATTCCTTATTCTCAACCTCAGCCGTGTTGCACACCGTGCTGCAACGGCTAACGGACTGCGGAGGGCGGCGGCACGTCTGCCGTCTTCCGCTATTTCGTATATGTTATGGGACTGTTCAGACGTAATATTGACCTTAAACGTATAGACGAGATGATTCCTACAAGCAAATTTGACTTGAAGATGCAATGCCTTTCCATAGCGAGGGGCGATGTGGACAAGGCTGTCAAACTATATGATTTTGTAGCAGGAGGGCTTGACATCCCAGATGTCACCGCACCGCCGCCGACAACGATGCAACAGGTGAAGAACATCGCCGGGAGCGTGTTCGGCTGGGTGAAGGAGAACAAGGACGGACTGCTTGAGGCATACAACGTGGTAAGGTCATTGCGCAACGGCAGTGTAGTGGAAACAGCGGCAGAGGCGGTTACCGACCTGCCGCCATTGGAATAGAGATATGGAAATAATGCAAATAACGATTCCGGTGTATGCGGAGAGCAAGGACGAGGCTGACGGAATGCGCAGCGCATGGGTGGACTTCTCCAACCAACTGCGGTCAAAGGGATGTGTGGTCACTGCCGCCAAGACATCCGAGGCACTGAGGGCTTGGAACACCAACGCTCTTGTAAGAGCCGGAATACTCAAACATTACAAACGATGAACATAGTGCAAGCATTGAAGGCGATATTCGACCTTCTGAAGAAGAACTACGAGACAGTGTCGGCTAACAACAAATATCTTGAAAAGATATATGAAAGTCTGACAACGAATGACATATCGTTCACTGACACACCTGATGAAGGTGAAACGATTGACTGATTTCAGGTAACTTTAAAAATTGGATAGTTATGATTAATGTAACACCTATCGCAATTACCGCCACATCCCAGGAATATGCCTGTAGTGTGGTGGAGAATCTCTGCCAGGCATACTGCCTCGCTCAGAGCATTCAGCCTCAGGCCGCTGTTTCCTACAGCATCGCATCGCAGGAAACGATAAGCGGAACAACGTTTGTCACCGTGCAGGCAACGGGAACGGTGACTTATCAGCCTCGCAACGGCAAGTGTTGCTGCAAGCCGCAAGTGAAGATGTTCACCGAGTCGTTCGACATCATCTTCAAGGGCACCGGCACACCGGCACTCGCCCTTACGCAGGGTGTGACAAGTCGGGCTCCGGCAAACGTGAAGTGCAACGGGAACGTTTATGGTTATTCGATGGTCACTGATGTGACCATTACCGCCACCTTTCCCGGATAGCAATGTGGCATCTGGTGCGGATAGTGTTGGCTTGCGTTCTGCTGAACCATCTCGGTCTCGCAGAAGAAATCGCAAGAAGGCTGACGGGTAAGAAACGTCTGCTCCCGCTGACGTGCTCCAAATGCCTCAGTTTCTGGTGTTGTCTGCCATATTCCGTCATCATCCTCGGATGGAATGTGGTGGACTGCATCAGTGCCTCGCTTCTGTGCGCCTATGCCGCTTTATGGTTTGAATTGCTTTTCAGTATTGCAAACAAATATTATGGAAGACTATGGGAACAATTGTAAAATACATTCCACCGAAGAAGACGGTGTACAAGACCGCCACGAAGATCGTGTGTCCGAAATGCGGAAAGAATTAGAACGCTTCGTGCGGTGCTTCCATCTCGGCAGGGAAGTCAGTCAAGCAAGTCCACAAGCTCCTTCTTGATGTCGTCGTCGATGTTGCGGTAACGGGAGAAAGCCTTGCTTCCATCCTTGTGACCGGACATAGAGCCGACAAGATTGGGGTCTTTGACCTGTTTGTAAAGGTTGCCTATGAACGTCCTGCGTGCAAGATGAGAGGAGGCAATCTCGTTGATTGGTCTGCGCACCTCGCATCCTTTGGAAGAGTCGTAGACAAGCACCGACCTTGTTATGCCGCAGATGGTGAAGAACCGCTTTATGGCTGCGTTGTATGCTTGGTCTGCGATGAAGGGGAACAACCTGCCGTCCTTGTCCACTCCCATATATTTCTTCACAAGCATCCGCGCGCTGTTGTTCAGCGGCACTCTGACGATGTCGGTATGTTCGCTTCGTGTCTTCCGGGGGATATACTCCACGGCTCCGTTTACAATATTGTCGGTGGTCAGCCTTGTGAGGTCGGACACACGGCAACCGATGCAGCACTGGAACAGGAAAATATCTCTCTGTACCTCAAGGGAAGGGTAGTCGGACAAGTCGTAGTTGGCTATGCGGTTGCGTTCCGCTATGCTTATATAATAAGGAGTACCGTATCTTTCCGCTTTCACCGACACATTGTCGGTCGGAGAGCGGTCGATGATTCCAAGCGTCACCATCTCCTTGAACAAAGAGCGCAGACGTTTGAATGTAGTGCATATATAGTTCGCTCCGCCAATCTTCTCCACATCCTTGATGTAAGACAGGAATTTCCTCACGTCATCCTCCGACATCGTTTTCAAGGTGAGGCTGTATGACGGAGAGTATCTGCGTCTGAATACCTCGAAACTTTTCAGTTTGTTCTTAAGCACCTCATATCCTCGCAACGTTCCCAAAGCGATGTTCTTGTGGGCGAGCAGGTCGGCAAATTCCTCATCGAGAACCATCGGTTCTTCCTTGTCTTCCGGATTAAGAACGTCCTCCACCATTCTCTGCAAGTCACGGCTTGTGCGTATGTCCGCATAGTGGGAGGAGTAGACACGCATAATGATGTCCTTGAGATAAGCCACCTTGTTGTCCACATCTTCCCTATAAGCAATCTGGCACATCGCACGCTGTTTGATGCATTCTTTTTTGGAATCCCATAGGGATGGGTACACCATAATGTGGCTGATGAAGTATAACTGCACCTTGCGTCCGTCACTCAGACGGAAGCGTATTTTGACCTCGGAATCTTTGGTCGTTCGGATGAATGCTTTGATTGTTGCCATACGCAAAGGTATGAAACTTGCACAACACTTGCACAACATTTGCACAACATATTTGTTATTGGTTGTAATTATTTAATACTATCTGTATAATCAAACATTTCAAAATGCTGATTGTCAAGTGATATAAAAACAAATCGAGTGAACGGCTAACAAACAACGTTGTCCGGGTAAGACAACAAGGGTAGCTTGACTATCAGGAAGTTATGGTAGATGTGCGGTGGATTTGCACAACATTTGCACAACACGAACAAAAAAAGGGGGACGGTTCTCACGAATCATCCCCCTTTGTCATTTACCAATAACACTAACACAAACTAAAAAGAATTATTTTATCCTTCCGTCATCCTTCGGAGTTATCTCAAAGGATGCCTTTGTCAATCTTTGTCCGGGAGACATCGTGCCGACAAGCACGAGGCGGAAAGCCTTGTATGGTGTGCCTTGTATGCCGGTGATGTATCTCTCAACGCTTGACGCCACTGGCGTCCACCGCTTGTAGTCCATCGTTCCATACAAGGCGGTCTTTATCTTGTCTCCGCGGGCGATCATCGTGTTGACCGTCTTCAGCGCATCTCCGTCACCGAATGTTATGGGGCGTGACACTGCGGCAACAACAACATCGTCTCCGTTCTCCTGCGACAGGTCGATAATGTCCGACCTTGTGTTCTCCGGTACGGACACCTGCACTACGCTATTTGGGTAAGAGTTGGCGATAGCGACAACCTTGCCTGTGCGCACCTCTCCCCATTGCTTGCTCCGGAGCGAGTAGGTGGGGGCGAAGACATTGCCTGGATTGCAGATGAGAATCCGTTGTCCTACGTAGTCGTATGCTATACGGCTTCCGCTGAGAAACCCTTTGAACGATTCAAACGAGATTATGTCGGGCGCCAAGAGTTTCGTAAGGCCGGGGAGCGCAGACGGGCTGAACCACTCACCGTCCAAAGCCTCGGACAGGCACTGCGTTTGGGAGCCTTGAAGCACCATCAGTCCTCTGTTGGAAGAGAAGAGGATTGCATCGTCTATCTGCGTTATGCTGTCGGCATTGTTGACAACATCCCTTGTCACTGGAGTTACTGACGCGATGCCTCCATTCTCGTTGGTCTGCAACGCCCATATTCCTTCATCGGTGAATGCGTATAGGGGATACTGACCGAACTGCCCTTCAGACAAAGCCTGCGTTGTGGAAGACAGCCCTATGATTTCACCGAAGCCAACCGTGTTTATGCCTGCCACAGGGAAGTAGAACGGCATATTGATGACGGATGTATAGACCTTGTTGCTCAAAACAATATCAAAATCCGATGTGGTCGGTAACGGCTCCGCCTTCCAATTCAAATATCCGAGTACGGATTTGACATTCTCCCAAAATGGGATAATTGCAAATGCTCCATTAAGCAGGTCGTGCGGGCTCAATGGTAAGTGCGCTGTACTATTCCCATCGGACAAAATCATTTCAGAAGCCCTTGTATTGGGGTAGTAAAAATAAAACCCCAAGTTGTTGACCGAAACAGCAGGAGTCCCTTTTACAACATCTCCATATTCGGTCTTTATCCTGTTCTTGATTTCAATCTTTTTTGAATCGGCCATAAAGCCACTGACAAAAGACATCTCGTTTGCGTCCCATCCGCGGAATAGCGTTTTTGATATGTTTGCAATGTTCAGACGGCTATTGTATACGAAAGCAGATTGAGGCTTCAGCAAGTCGTGGCTATCATAGTCGTCTGTCATAACTTCCTTGTTGACCAATGATGTTAAATAGCCTTTTTGTATTGGAATCTGGACAAACTGGGAATACGACCCAACACCATCCGTTGTGAAAGGTATTGATTTAAGAAGATAGAACAAAGACTTGGTGGAAACATCTTTCTGTATTTCGGAATCGCTATATCTCGGAGGACGAATGAAATAAGAGCCTTTCGCTTCTGTATCTCCGAAATGGTATGTATTGGGAAGGGGAATCAGCCCTTTACTATCATATTCAGAAATATCGTCAGATGCTAAAAAGCCAAAACTGCTGACCGTCTCTGATAGAAGATTGTATTTAGAAGTGTCGTTTATCACATCCAACCCTCCTTGTTTATAAGTGTATATTGGCGCACTCACAAAAATATCAATGCTCTGTATTATATCTCCAAAATTAAAAAGGTCGGCACTTTTATATATCACTTTGCAAAACAATTCACCGGAGAGCCAACGAACCCAGGCTTGCAACTTGGTGTCGTTGTCCAAGAGTGTGTTTCCAACAATTTGCACCGCATCAGACATTGATGGGAGCATCAAGATTGGAGCAGAATGCAAAGTTAAAGTAGAACCGTCATATAGGCGATAGGCATATCTCACAAGGAATGGGAACATAAAGGCCCCATAATAAGAGACTGTCTGATGTGCTTTGTTTACCAATGCGCAGACTTGTTCCTCTATATATCTTTGGTTCTCCTCTTTTCCCCAATTATTATCGTTTGGCTTGCATTTAAAAAGAATTTGTGTCGGAGATACGACCAATTCTTTTTTGTCTTGCTTCGACCAACTGTCGTCATAGAAATATTTTTTCAGCATAAACCGGACGTCCGGTTCTGGGAGATGCGTTCCTAAATCCACGTATTGAAACACTGGCTTGTTGGTAGAGGCAGGCGTGCCATAAGACTTCCAAAGGAAGTAGCGCATTTCGTTTTTGGAGTAGGCGATGAGCGTGTTGCCCACGCTCACAATCTTGGGGAGTCCGGCTACATCTCCTATCTCCTTGAAACCGCTGTCGCCGTCCTCCGCTGTCGGTGACATCTGATAGTACAGTGTGTTGTCCTTGAAGAAGATGTAGTGTTCGCTTTCTGAAGTCACGGAATGCACGAAGAGTAGTCGGTACTTGTCGTTGACGTTCCACAGGCATTTACCTTTGCCGACCGCCTTCAACTCGCCTTCTTCCGGGATAAGGTTCACAAGGTGCGACATCACTCCGTCTTGTGCGCTATAGTCTGAAGGAGCATTGGAGATGCCCACAAATTCAATGTCTTTATTCATCATACAGATTGTTTCTCGTTATCAACGGCAGAGCCGTCCCAATGTTGTCCACCTCCACTGCGGAACCCACGGACAGGTGAGCCTCCCTCTTTCCGCACAGAACGATGATTTTCTTTGCCAAGTCGTAGAAGTTGGCACGGAGGAAATTGCTTCCGAAGTTGACCTTACGGCACACACCACGGAATTTTCCTTTCACATTTCGTTCAGCGACATAAAGATAATATTCACCGCCCGCGTTCCACACATTGATGGCATCGCCGGGGTGCAGACCGAGAGTCTTGCTGACCCTTGACGTTATGTCTATCTGTCCGTTCTCACGGAAGTATATATCCGGTTTTCTTGTTTCCGCCATTCTCATTTCCTTAAAATTTTGAAGTAGTAAAAATCCTTGCATCGGCATCGCACCACTTTCTTCCTTGCAGTCTTGCCACACTCTATCCCATAGTCATAATAGATGCGGTTGACGGAAGGACATGTTGCGTTGAAACCGATGGTGTTATGCTGAAAGTTTTTCTGCAACGGAGCGAAGGGGGTGTCCTTGCCCACAAGGTCGGGATGGTTAACGCAGAACCCATACTCCCGTCCATCCGAGAACATATGAATCTTATTCTCATCCACAATATCAGCCATCACTATCTCCGCCAAGCGCGGAGATAATGTGACTGAGTTATCTGTATCATCCAACACGACATACAGCCTGTTAAGCATCTTGTCAAGAATCCGTCCAATCATCGTTTTGTATTTGGGTAAATCAATCTACTGCGGAAACTTATGGTTTCGATATAGGAGAACGACAAGTTTCCAGTTTTCAAATCACGCATATGCCGTTCCGCGTCAGCCTTGTTATCAAAAATGAAACTGCAAATCTCATATTTTCCGGTTCCTTTGGTGTTGACTATGTTGGCATAGTACTTATACCCCAGAAGGTATGATATTATTCGTTGAATCAAAGACATTTCCATAAATAAACTTTTTACTAAGGTAATAATTAATCGCCTATCAGACAACTTTTTTTGTTAATCTTAAAGCTCTGTTTTCTCGTTTACTCGTTCGAACCGCTTGCACGCAGGGCGCATCTGTGACGCGTTGTATGAAGGCCACTTGCATCTGCCTTTTGCGGCGACCTCATATCTGTAGTTGGCGCACACTCCACAGCAACGGAACTTGTCTGCCTGTGCCACGCTGATGCTCTTCAGCTCTCTAATGGCAGCGTCAATGCAAGCCTCCAATGCCGCCCGCTTGCGTTTGTTCACTTCGTTCACCTGTACTGCCACGCTCTTCTCCTCGATGGCGATACACGCTTTTTGTATAGCCACAAGGTTGTTGATGCTCGGAGGGGTTATCTTCAGCGGCACTTCCGCACACGCGGCTGCAAGGCGTTCCGTGTATTCCTCGGCAAACTCAATCGCCATAAGCGAAAGAAACCGCACCACCTCACTCTGTGCGTTTATGTCGGAATCCTCGACATCGTAATTGAAAGAGCGGATAAATTCCTCCACGTTAAGGCGGAGTAGCGAGAACACCTTCTTCGTGTCCTCAAAGAAGCGGTATTCCAAGAACTGCATCAATTGCAGTTCCGCACCGAACATTCCTCCTGTCAATTCCTTATTGAGGTCACGAATGGCGTTACCGAGGTCGCAACTGACACGCTTGTAGATAAGTTCTCCTTTGTCGTTGGTCTTGAAGTTGAAGCACAGATAGCGGAGCCGTTCCGCCTCACGGATCGTGAGTAGTGCGATGAACAATGGTTTAAGCACGAGGTTTCTGACCTCGCAAGGTTGGAGCGGTTTTGGTGGCAGCTCTGGAGCCACGGCAGTGCGTCTTGCGGTCGCTGCCGTCAGTCTGATGGGAAATAGTATCATTGGGAAAAAGAAAGGGAGGAAACCGATGCTTCCTCCCTGTTGTCCTCTGGGGAAATCTAGGATTTGAGCAAGGATAAAGTGTTAAAATATTTGCATTTTCTCGAGTTCAAGTTTTTAACATTACAGGATGATGTTCTCTCATTGGGATGATATGGATTTGTCCAATGACCAATCTCTGTTCCGGAATCGGTCAAAGGGAGTACAGGTGTACCTTCTCCGGCTTAGCCACGATAGCATTCGGTGTTGACATAGGGTTGCTGACGCTTTATCACGGCGAACATGCGGCAGATGAGTTTGAACTTGACGGCATTCATCACACACCCGTGGCTTTTGCCTTGACTGCGCTTGCGCTGATAGTAGTGTCTGAGTTGCGGATCGTGGATGATGGCACTGCGGGCTGCCTCTGAAAGGGTAGCTTTCAACTCGTTGTGACCTTTCTTGCAGACATGGTTGCCTGAGTGTACCGAGGTGCCCGACTGTACTGCCATCGGACTGACGGAGCAGAATTTGGCATATTGTCGGGAGGTTTGGAAGCGTGTGAAGTTTCCCGTGGCGACGATTGTGTTGACGGCATTCACCATGCCTATGCCTGGGATGGAGATGAGGAGATGGTAATTGGTCGCGATGGTCTCGTCGGCGGCGATGATTTTCTTGATTTCTTCCTCTATCTGATGTATCTGGACGGTCATAAAGTCGACCATCTTATGCATGCGCGCAATGGTCTGTGCTTCAGTCTGAACCTTTATCTGGCACAAATAGGAGGCGCGGCAGCGGACACACAGATCGCGCTCGTTACGCAGCTCTCTGAGGTGTTTGATATTCTTGGGCTCCGGACCTGAGGGAGCGAGCTTCTCGCGCATTGTATAGGCATAGTCGGCGATGAATTTGGCATCCACCTCATCGGTCTTGTTCCTGCCTCGGGAACATGCGTTCTTGACGTCCAGCGGATGGAGCATGTTGAAGGTGATTTTCTTCTTGTGCAGCCATTCGGCCAGTGCGATGGAGTACGCCCCTGTGTGCTCAAAAGCTATGGCCACCTCGTTTTTCTTAATCTTCCGTGCCTTGAGCCATTGGAGCAGTTGCTTGAATCCCTCCGTATCGTTGGAAATCTGCACGTGTTCGAACTTGCGGTAGTCCGTTTTCGGTTGATACAGGGCCAAGTCCAATGTATCTTTTGATACATCACAGCCCACGAAGTGTTGTTTAGTTGACAGGTCTTGCATATCTTTGCTGTTATTGATTAAATAAGTTAGTTGAATGCATCCAAAACTTTTAGTAGACATACCGGTCTAGAAATCTAGCTTGATGTGTTCAACAAATAAGACAGAGACGGACTGTAACCCCGGAAAGTCCTTGTGACTAGTTAACAGAGAAGTTCACCGTCCCTGTCTTTCTTTTTAACAATTCGGAGAGTTTCTCTTAACTTCCTATTGATAGTGCAAAGATAAAAGTTAACAGAGAGAGGTTGATAATGTTAAATAAAATCGTAAATGGCAATATCGCCTTGTGGGTTCTGCTTGTTCTTCTTGTTGCGCCTCCACGCATAAGCAAAAGGCATTATCTTCTCGTACCACCGTGCGTCCTCCATCATGGAGCCTACGTACTGGGTAAGGTTCGGCTTGTAGTCGAACTCCACAATCTGCGCCCAGTCGCCCTTGCGGTTGCCACCGAAAAAGTGTATCCACTTGTTGACTGTATGGAAAGCTTGATGTGTCTCCCACGCTTGGCAGAACGCCTTGAAGTAAACAACGTTGTGGTTTTGCTTGTCTGGGTCTTCGAGAATCAGACGAACAAAGGCACGTTGACCATCGCGGAGTATCAGTTTGTCCAACTGCGTCAAGACATCAATAAACTTAACCTTGTGCGTGCATTCGTAAAGACCGTGGGCGAAGTAGGGTTCGCCCTGCTTTGTGAAGCGGATGCGCAAGTCGAAGCATCGTGCGCCATCGTTCCACTGCTGCTCGATGGTCTTGCGCTGACACCGAGCGAACGGAATCATAAACCATCCGTACCACTTCTGCGGTTGGAGATAAGTCATTGAATTGTGTGTGCCGATTATCGGCGTTCCTTGTTTCTGTTCCATTTTCTTCAATCAATTTTTAATTCAAACAACAATTCCTCTTGCCGAGCAACTGACGGACGCACCTGCATTATAACCATTTCTATATCTTCGCATATTTGGAAATATAAGTGTTCTCGCTCTGTACCGCCATTCAGCAATAAAACTCTTCCGCCTGTCGCTTTTGCCAACTCGCACAAGAGAAGCAGATATTTCGGCTTGACGATTGCGTCGGCAATCTTAACCACGCCTTTTCGCTCAAAAAAACTGTATCCGCCACATATTGGACATACTCCTGTAATCTCATGATCATTTCCGAGTCTATCAGTGTATGTACCCCTGACCCTTCCAATACCTCCACACTCTTCGCAAACGGTCAAAAAGTCTCTCCAATCGGTGTAGTTTTTGCTCTTTAATTTTTCTTGTAATTGCTCTATGTCCACCAAGCAATTGCAAGTCTTAGAGGGAAAACAGTGATCAACATCAATTTGCTTAATTAGCGGCGAGTAACCGCTGTTGTTTCCTTGCGACTTAACTCGTATCAACGCATATTTGTCTGTTGCGACAATCCATTCGCCATAAACAAATGGTTTCTTGAAACATTCGGGAAATTCAGGAGCTTCGTCTGCGAGCTTCTTCAACACGCTCTTAATCTCTTTTCTCATAGATTCATCCTCCTTAATGCTCTTTAATGAATTGAATCAAATCGGGGTAATTAGCCTCGATGTAAGACAGAAAAATTTTGCGATCATCCTCTGATAAATTGTCAAATACATATTCGGCAAAATCCTCTTGTTTTGATGAAAGATTATCAAATGCATCCTCTATATTTATCTCAACTTCTGTTAGTATCATATATTCATCCTCCTTATTTCGTTTATCTGGTTAATAACTTCACCGACTGAATTGTCGGTTGAAAACTTGTGGATAAGCGTGCAGCCATTTGCAATGTACAACGATCCGTCAATAAGTCTGACGGACAGGCTTGCGCACACTTCTTTATTTCTTCTCTGCGCCCTCCGCCTCTGCTGGCGGAGGAGCCACATTCTGTATTGCTTTATCATTTTAATAGTAAGTTTACTGCGGAGAGTGCTTTTATAAGTGATTTTAAACGTTGTTTATCTATGTAGAATAGACTTCTTGCTATTTTCCCGTCTTCATACGCAGAAATCAAAACATACCCTTCATTTACCTCTATATTTATAAAAGCATGGTTATGTTTATCATCAATAATATCTAAGCTATACATTACTCTATTGTTTTTATAAAAAAGACCTCGTTGTAAAGGTCGTCGAACTGCTTGCCGAATTGCTCGGCACGCTCGGATGTCTTGAAGCAAAGGCGAGAACCGAAATACGCAAACATATTCGTAGGCGTGTAAATCGTATCCACGCACACGAACCTCGCAGTATCCTCGTCATACTTGAACCACGGAAACCACTTGTCTTGTTTCCAATCCGAATAATTTGGTACAAACTCATCTTCCTTGTTCCATGCCTGTGCGATGGTGAACAACTTGTTCAAGGCAACCAGTGCCTTGATATGTTTGGGGTTGATGTCGGTCACAAGTCTTGCAACATCTTCAAGAAGGGCAAGTCTTGCAGCATTTTCAAGATGGGCAACTTTTTCAGAATGTTTTCTCTTTACAACGTAGAAGTCAGCGTTCGGCTTGGTGCCAAGTGCTTTCCTTGCGCTCTCAAAATCCGAGATGACTTCGTTTATGTCACCGCATTCAACTTCTTCAAGGATGAAATCAAACGGTGATAAATATTTGTCACCGTCACAATTTTCGTTGTGTTTGCGGATGTAATTCATCATGCTTTCCCCAGCTTCTTTACGTGAATTGTGGATGGCTCGCATAACAGTCTGCTCGCTTCCGTCAGCGTTTTTTATAATGTACTTTTTCATTTTTTTATTGATTTAGAAATTCTAAAAGTTCTTCCGCTTGGCTGAGGGCGAAATCTGAATCGGAGCCTTCGTCGTATTCCTTGACAGTCACCCAGCCGTACCATTTTCTCACCTGCACCGCATAAGTAGTGATGCTTGACTGCACGATCGGCAGTCTGTCGCTGTGCGTGAAGCACGCATAGATTCTCGGTCTTATCCTGTATTTCATTTCTCGCCTCCTTTCGGTTCTTTGCGCTCTTCAACGACTGCGGATATAACTGCATTTATCGCGTCGCGCTCCTCTGCTGTAATGTGCCTCTGTGCATAGAGGCAAACAGCCATATATATGTCGTGACCGAGTTCTTTTTTTTCGGTCATTAGAGAATAGATGAGATGCCCTATTTCGCGTGTTGTCCCCGTAGAATAACCCCACACGTCGCTCTCTTTCTTGTCTGCTAAGATTACCACTGCTGTACGATTCTTCTGGTCTTCATCAGACCAATATTTAATACAGTTGATGATTTTTTCTGCTTCTTTCATTGTCCTTTTGTTATTAGTTTTTCTTTTAGTCCTTTTACACGCATCGCACCCAGTCTTGCGACTTCAAGTTGCTGTTCAATGGTCAGTTTTTTATGACCTTGCAGACATCTGTTCCGATAATCATCTTGTGAAACTCTGAAACCGTAAAATTGAAAGTTCAGATATTCATCGTAAAACAAGATGCCTGAATAATTCACTTTGTGTTCTTCAAGGACATCGTATGTCTCTTTCAAGTCAAATGATGCCGGAAGACAATAGTAGAAGTATTTCATCAGACCATTATTTTCGTGCTTGTGCTTCTTTTTGAAGTCTGCAACAAAGTCGCTCCATGTACGCTTTATTTCTATTTCTGTCAAGTAGCCTGATTTCGTACACACAAGCATATCACATTCGTGAAATATCGGCAGTGTACCGCTCCAACCGTTCACGTTGAAAGCAACGATGTTTCTTCTGAAGTCGAAACTGTTGTAATGCGCGAGAGCAACTTCTATTTCATACAGCGTTTTTTGCGTATTCATCGTTCTTCGTAGTTTTTGCACGGCTGTTTGCATGCTGTTATACGCCTCTGCCTGTCTTTGTTCCAATACGTTCATTGTCTTTTAGTTTTGTTAGATTATGTCAAAAATGTCCAGTTGTCTTGGTTCTGTCACTCGTCCGGAGGGGAAGAACAATTGCTCGAAGATATGTTCCATACAGGCGACCACAATTGAGTTGCCTGCGAGCTTGTATTGCTGGGACTCCGAGATGTACATCGGCTTCCCGTTCTTTCGATGACCCTTGACGTAGTTTTTTATTTTGTTGTAGTCTTCGTCGTCGACATCCATCAGACGGAAACACTCGCGCGGAATAAGTCTGCGGATGCGATATGGGAACGTGTCGCCGTAGACGTTGTTAGGTCTGGCGGACGTGAGGGTTGACCCCACGGATTCGGCGAACTCGGTCTGTAGCTCTGCGACACCGCTTTTCGCTTTGTCCTGCCTATAAGGGTGTAGATTGTTGTCCTTATCCACCGACACACCGCAAGGCTGACGGCGAACCTCCTCCGCTACTCGGCGAACCTCCTCCGCTACTCGGCGAACCTCCTCCGCCTTCGGCTCCAAGACTGCGTTTTCCTCGCCCGTGAGGAGAGTGCCGATTATGTCTCCCTTGTTGCCCTGCACTCTCCCTCGGCGAGTACGGGATGACGGCTGGGAGATGTTGACCGCACCGTACTCTTCCACCTCCGCAAAGCCTTCCCTTGTGTTGGCTTTGATGCGCAAAGGTTCAAGCAGCATATTGTCTTTCTGCACGCTTGTTATAGTGTTGGAAACACCGTCTGTTCTTGGTTCCATCTGTTGCATATATTTTCTCTGTTGTATCAGTTTATGGGATTCCCAGTCCTTTCTCTCCTTCTTCCCGTATTCGGTTCGTTTTGGAGTCAGGACGTTAGGCTCGTTACTCGGTTCTGCGACCAAATTTAAACGCGTTGCCCTTGTCAGAGCGTTTGATGTTCCATCCATTTTCGTTTCAAATTTTACACCATACTCGCCTTGTTCTCCTTTGGGTCGCCCTCTGCTCGCCACCACGAACGGCTCGGCGATAGAGACGGTCTCTCCGTGTTTGTTCATCACAGTAGGAGATACCCCCCCCCACGTTATAAACCTTGCCGCAAGCGTGGTTGCTCGGATACTTGTTCATCTCAACAATCGGCTTTGGCTCCAACACATATTGAGCAGTGTTGCCCCTTGTTCCCGTGCTGCAATGGATGGTGTTCGCTACCTCTTTCGTGTGGTAGTTCTCAATCTTTCCTTTCTTGTCGCGTGAGTAACTCACAATCTTAGGTTCTTCTTTCATCTCGATTATTTTTGGAATAAGCCCCCCACCAGTGGGGGTGGTGATGGCAAGAGAGATACCCACCGTCTTATACGTTCTATATGCCCGATGAAGACCGCTCTCCACGGTCATCACTCTGTCCGTCTTCTTCATTGCTTGAATCTTCACTAACGAAATACATACAATTGGCATTCACCCTCGCCTTGATGGTTCCGGCTATGTCGTTGACGCATTGGTTGTATGTGTCTATCCATAGCCCCCCCCCTATCAATTTTCGGAAGCATCCGCTGAAGTCGCTTGCCCCCTGTCGCTTGTTTCTTCATTTCTCATTCTGTTTTGGTCGTAATCTTCCACGATGACCACCCCCCTATATCCGTGGTTGCGGATGCATCGTGCCACTCCGTTGCAGGATATGATGTCCTCGCTTCTATATTCCGTCTTCTCGATCACTATGACCTTGTCTGTTTCCATTCTCTTCATCTGCTATAGTTACTATACTTCCGTGGTTCAGCATCACCGTCGGAGAGATTCCGTCAGTACCGATGACGATACCGCTTATCTGACTCTTCGGATATAGCCTTCCGACACGGTTTATTGTTCTTGGATGTAATTGTCGTCGCTCCTCATCACGCCTGCTTGGATTGTCTTCGCTATACCCCCCCCTCGGTGTACTCAAACTTGTGGTTGGTGGTGGTTTCGGCGTTCCATTTCAGCCGCCCCAGAATCACGTCAGTTTTAAGGTAATATCTATCCTCGACACTCTCACCGTCGTGGTATGTAACAAGTACGTCACGGAGCCGTCTTTCCAGAGGGAACGGCTGAGGAAAATCATACTTGATGCCGCTCGGGAACAACTGTGGGAACTTGGCGGACGCATCCTTGCGGATGCTTAACGCGAACACCCTCACACGGTTCTGCGGAACACCGAAATCTTTAGCGTTTATCTTCTTCCAAAATGTCCTGTAGCCTTGCTCGTCAAGGTAGTCTATCCATCGCTGGAAGTCGGGCATAAACTTCTTGGAAGCCAACGCCGCCACGTTCTCAAGCAAAAGGAATGACGGACGCTTCGTCTCTATCGCCCTCCTACACTCCCATAGCAATGATGAGCGCGAACCACTGCCTTCCCGCAAGCCTCGCTGAAGTCCGGCATTGCTGATGTCCTGACAAGGGAAGCTGTAGGTGAACAAGTCGAAGTCAGATACTCGCTCCCAATCGACCTTGCTTATGTCACCGTGGTTGCATTCGGCATACTCCGGAAACACGGCATTGTGGGCGGCGATTGCGTCATTGTCAATCTCGCTCCATCCGACAAGCTGGAAATCCGCACCGTCAGCGTGGCGCCGTGCGACTCGGCGCAGAGCCATCATCTGCGAGCCGTATCCAGCGAAAGCCTCGAATACTCTGATTCTCATATTAATTCGTTGTTTGTGCTTCCGAAGCCGCCTTTACCTCGCTCGGTCGCTTGGTTGAACAACTCTTCCTCATCCACGACCTCGACACCCTCATAGCTCACGGGAGTAAGCACGAATTGCGCCACCTTCATTCCCGGAAGGATTGTCTCGGCGCATCTTCCGACATTGATGAGATGTATGTGTATCTCGCCTTGATAGTCCTCGTCCACCACGCACGCTCCGACCACCACGCATCCACGTGTGGAGTTGGGGTTGCCTTTCAGACCTGCATATTTCATTGCCCTTGTGGACGTAGCCATAGAAGACCTGTTGTGCGCTATCAGCGCATATCCGTGCGGCACTTCCACTTTGATTCCGCTTGGTATCAGTACGTCGTCACCCGGAAGCATACTCAGCTTCATTCCGGCGGGTACGTAGAAGTCCAGCCCTGCCGAGCATTCAGTCCCTCTTGTGGGAGTCTTCACCTCCCTTATCTTCGTTATCTTCATCTGTTTCAAAAAGTCTTTTTTGATAATGTTTCTCGTTCATCCATTGCTTATAAGTCATCCTTGAGATCCACTGATCAAACCTCTCTTGGGCGGACAATGGTTCATTTGTCCATTTGTTCTTTATAAACCAGTCAATAGTCTCCACCCACTTCTTCTTCACGTATGGCCACCGCTCAATATCCTTTAGTTTTTTTTTTGTACGAGGCCATCGGACAGAGTATGCACCCGATGCGTGTATACCCTTGGTCATATAATTCACAGTGCGGCACCTTGACAACTTCGTTTAGAAACTCCCACACATTGCGCTCTGTCCAGTGTAGAATGGGCGAGATGATAATCTTGTCACGTCCACGCACACAGGCTACCATTTCCTCTTCGTGTTTTGAGAATTGATCAAAAGTCTCAGATATTTTGAAATTGCTCAACGTTATCTCGTTCCGCTTGCTGCGTCTAACCGACTCCTCTCTTCTGATCCCCACAAGAGTCACCTTGCCCACACCGCCAACCTCCTTGTATTCGGCGCAACACCACCGAACTTTTGCAGATGGTAAGATGCCTTTCTTCTTTGCCATATCGTATATGCTTATTCTCGGAGGCACGCGCACCACGTCTGGATACTGACGCTTCACGAACCGCACCACTTCGCCAGGGTCAACCGACGTAAAATTCATATATGCCTTGAATTTCACGTTTGCCATCTGCGCAAGATGAAGCAATGCCTGCGAGTCCTTGCCTCCGCTGAAAGCGAGATAAAAGCCGTCATCGGGGTCAAACCTCAGAGCCAGAGCTTCCGCCTTCCGCAACAGTGCAATGCTGTAGTCTATTTTTTTTTCTTAAATCGTTTGTCATCTGTTTCTGACGATTTTAATTGTTCTTGGATCTATTCTGACAATTCGCCCTCCCTCGTCACGCTTGCGTAGGACAGAAAGCAACTCAAGAGCCTTGCGGCGGCTTGATTTCAGGTCGGCAATAGAGTTCTCTATAACGTCGTAGTTCATAATCAGTACAGTTTATTGAGTTTGTAAGCCTTTATCACTCTTCTCACATCCCTCTGCGTCATCAGGTAATCCTTGGCGATGACACTGATGGGAATGGAAAGCATATACGCCTTGTAGACATCCTTGTGAAGAGGGAATCGGATGTCAAGCATCTCCACAATCATTTTCTGTTTGGGGGAGTAGTGCGCTATCGCGTCGCGGAAAAAATAGTCCACCGCCTCACTCTTGGCCTTGAAAGCCATCGCCTCTTCCTCCGGAGTGTAGTAGTTTTCGTTCCTCATAGCGCAGCAGTAATTTCGCCTGACGCTGAAGGTTGACCAAGCGAAGGTTGTTCTTGTCGTGGGGTATCTCCACGACCGCCCTCGCGCACCGCATCAGCAGTCTGTAGTTGTTTGTCGAGATAGTCTTCATACGCTCTTGCCTGTCCTTGCAGGTCGTTGATGGTGTGCAGGCATCGGATGATGTCGTTGAGTTCCCCTTCGTCGAGATGCGCCCAGTCGTTGGCTATCGGTCTGAGAGCCGCTTCCGCCATCAGCAGCGCAGTGAGGAACCTGCTGTTCACACGTTTATCTTTTTGAATCTGTTCTTTCATTTTTTTATGAATCTAAAATGGTAGTTGTTCCCGATTTGCCGTCACCATCGTAGCCGTTGGCATATCGGCAAGGTCGGAGAACCTTGTGTATTGCTTCTCGTAGGCGGCAATGAATGATGTCGTACCCGTGTTCCTGCCTTTAGCAACGATGATCTCCGCAGTGCCGTCGGTACTGACATTGGCGAACCTATCCTTGTAGGCAAGGTTCTTACCCTCCGTCTTGTAGTACTCGGGGCGGTAGACGAATATCACGTTGTCGGCATTCGACTCAATCTCACCGGAGCCACGCAGACGGGCGAGGGAAGGGTAGGGATTCATGCGGTCACGGCTGAGTTGGGAGAGCAGAATGATGCTCACGTCAATCTCACCGGCGAGCCGCTTCAGCGTGGCGCAGATGTCGCCAATCTCCTGCACACGGTTGTCAATCTTGCCCATAGAGATGAGCTGGAGGTAGTCGATGACAAAGAGTTTCGCCTTCTTGCGGTAGGCAAGCTGACGAATCCACGCGCATATCTTCGCCACGCTCTGCGCCTTGCGATTGAACCACATAGGCAGCGTTCCCGTCCTCTCCACTGCGGCGCCCACGCGGTTGTAATCGTCCGCTCCGAGCCGCTTGTAAAGGATGTCCGAGGAAGACACCTGCGCATAGCCCGACACCATACGTGCCGCAAGCTGCATCACCGACATCTCCAGCGTCACCACCCCCACACCGACACCCGCGGTGGCGGCATTGAGGGCGAACGTCAGCGCAAGGGAAGTCTTGCCCATAGACGTTTCGCCGGCGATGATGGTCAGGTCTGTTGTGTGCAGACCTCCGCGCTCGTCTATCCCTCTAAGTCCCACGGGGATTTCCGGTGCGTTGTGCGTCCGTGACTGATTGTCGAACACGTTGCGCATCACCTCGTTGCAAGCCTCTTCAGCCGTCACCATTTCTGTGGTGTTCGACACAAGGCAGTTGGCAATCTCCGAGTTGAGCCGCTGGAGGGTCGTCTCTGAAGGCTCGAGCGGTTGCATAAGTTTCTGCTGCGCCTCCATAATCGCGGCAAGCGTGCGCCTCCTCACAAGCAAGTCGGTCAACAGTTCGTCCGTTCCGATGGCGGAAGTCACGGGACGAGCACACTGCTCGGAGAATGCGAGGAATGCCGCCTTGTCCACCGTCATCAGCCGTGCCGTCACCGCCATCATATCGGCATCGCCTCCGTTGTTGCGGATGTACAGCATCGCCTCCCATATCGTGCGGTTCTCTGGGACGGTGAACACATCGGGGTCAAGGACATCGGCAAGGCGGTAGAACTCACCGCTGTTGGTGACGCAGGCACTAAGCAAATTGGCTTCCGCTTCCGGGTTGCATAGGCTGTTCATTCTCTGGTGGTTTATAAGTCTCTTTGAAATTCTTCATTCGTTCGTAGATGTCCTCCTCAAAGCGCGGAATGCCGAGGAAGAACGGCTTGCCGTTGCCGACATCCTGCATATAGTGCCGACCGAAGGCAGTGAAAATCTCGTCATCGTAGCCGAGAGCGGCGATGTGCGGAGCCATAAGGTCGTAGAGGAACTCGTTCCACGCCGGCGGCTGGGCAAGTTCTCCGTTGGCTCTACGGATGTTTAGGAGCGAATCAGCGTGCTTCTTCGCATCCTGCAAGGTCTTGAAGTCCTGCCCACGCTCAATCCAGCCACGCTTGATGGTGTGGATCTGCACGGCAAGTCTGTCACGGAGTAGGTTGTACTTGTAGCACATAGCCTCCACCCACATATCCTCGCCCATCAGAACGTCCTCAATCTCCGACACTGGGATAATCTCCGTTGCTGTCGGCGATGTCGGTTTTTCTCTTTCTTTTGCTACGACGTAGTCGTAGTTTTCTTTCTCTTCAGGGACTTTTTCTTCTGGGGTAGTAGGGGGTGTGGGGGGAGAGGGGGTTTCTTCTTTTTCGGAAAAACAATTCAAATCAATTGTTTTATTTGTTTTTATTTGTTTTTTTTGTTTTTCAATTGTTTTTATTTGTTTTTCTTCTGGGGTAGTAGGGGGTGTGGGGGGAGAGGGGGTTTCTTCTTTTTCGGAAAAACAATTCAAATCAATTGTTTCTGAATTGTTTTCGATTTGTTTTTTTGCCGCATTGCGGTTTCCTTTCGGAGCCCCACGCTTGCTGGGGATGTCCATTCCGTCCACAATCTGACTATATATGGCAGTCAGAAGGAAGTCCACCTCGAAGGACAAACCTTCCGGCATAGACTGTTCCTCCACGATTGTCCGAATCGCTGAATATGCTTCCGCCTGCTGCTCGGGTTTGAGCTTGGATATAGCGTTCATCCATTCTGTCTTGAATACAAAATCCATATTGCTTACTCCTTGTTGTTAATAGACACTGAATGGTCGTTCAGTTGTCTGTGGTAGGTCAATCGTTTCTCTTTGATAAGTCTGCGTAGAGCCGCAAGCGTCTCTTCACGTACAGCGTTGTGTATGGCTGTGAACGGCACGAGCGCAGGAGGATTCAGTTTCTCCTGCATCTGTGCTATCATCTTCAATAGTGCGGAATCGTCAATCATAACTTGATTTTTATTGGGAGGTTCGCTGATGTCCACGCAAGAAGCATAGCGTCACGCTCCTCCTGGTTGCTCCGCTTGGCGGTATAGCCGGTGATGGCGCATATTTCCTCGTGGGTGATTTTGCGGTCTTTGCCTTTCCATATCTTGCGCAGAGGCGGTTGGAGACGTACATCAAGGCTGAAGTGCCGCGCGATGTCGGCAATGTCGATGCCTATCTGATGGTTGCGCCCCACGTGGTAGCCTTTCTTCGCCGCCACCGCCTTGCTGTCGGAAGGCAGTGAATGGAAGTTGTGGGCAGTAGCCCACGAAGCCTCCACCACCACGCTGACCATCAACGTTGGGTGTTCGTTGCTCACCCTGCGGAAGTAGTCCGTCAGCGCGGGAAGCGTCATTGTGGTCGCTTCAATCCTTTTTGTTCTTGGCGAGAGTGTGGCGACACCGCTTGCCTCCACGTCAGGGTCGATGCCGATGATAATGTCGTATGTCATAGATACTCCTTTCTTCTGTTGATTTCAATTTCCGCCTGTCTAATCATATACTCTTCCTCTGGAGTGGGGATGTACCAACCTTCGGTGGCCGCCCAGTTTCTGAAGCGTTCAATTGCCGTTGTCATATCCTCTGTTGACAAGTCTCTGCTTGATTTCAGTGTCCTCACGTTCTGTTTCAACCGGGTGTCATAGCGTCCAGTGACGAACAAATCTGCGTTACAGTGCGCCTTGAAGTAGTACCGCTTCACGTAGTCCATCGTGTTGCCCGTCTCCATTGCCACAATGCCGATACAGACGTGCCGGTAGCGGTTCTGTGGGTCGCTACGTTGCTTCCTCTCGGTCAGTTCTACCGATGGCGAGTGCTTGTCAATCAACGACTGCAAGCGCACCTTTGCACGCTCACAATCGTAGGGATTGGAAAGGTCGAACAACATAGTCCGTTAGAATGGAAGATCGTCAGATGATGCAGACGGAGCCGCCTCAATCTGTTCTGTGGTCGGCTGGCTTGGCATAGGCTTCAGCTCCGAGAAGTCGCCTATGTAGAGGTTCTCGCCCTCCACCTGCTGGTCTTTCGGCACACTCACCTTCATTGAATGGGTGTAGGTGCGCTCACCGAATGTGGACGGGGTCTTGCGTTCCCACAGACCGACATTGAGGAATATGTGTTCTGTGCCGTCCTTGCACATTACTTTTTTGAAAAATCTCTTTGGGACTTTGGTTAAGTCGATTGATCCAGTGTAGTTGCTCATAATGCTGTGATTCTTATTGATGGTTTTACTTTTGTTGTCTTGATGTATTCTCTATAGACTTCAGGATGTTCCTCCTTGAATCTCTTGGAGTCGAATGTTTCTTTGGTGGTGGGGTCGATGTAGGTAAGCCGCATATTGTCGGTTTCCCATTTCTTCACACCAGCCTTCTCCATCTCGCCCTTCATCCGCTCGGAGAACGTCTTCACCTGCTCCTCTATCTCTTTCTTCTTTGCGAGCAGGTCAAGAATCTGCATCTCCATCGCCTTGTAGCGGTCGGGCAGAGTGTTGACGCTCGGAAGTGGGTTGACGAATTGCCGTCCTTCCACCTCGGCAGCGAGGAGAGAGTCAATCACGCTGTCAGGAATGCGCTGTACCTCCGTTATTTTAGCCTTGTCCCTACGAAGCCAGATGGCAAGCAGACCGACAACCTTACAGCCTGGGTTCTGCCGCTCGAATAACGTTGCATAGATGGACAGTTGCCAACGTACCTTGTCCTCATTGAGATTGCTCACTGTCTTGATGTCGCCAAGGATATACTCCGTTTCGGAGACTTTGAACACCTTGTCAATAGGAGACGCAAAGTGTTCGTTGTCGCTGACAACGTACTCGGATTCACACGGAACGTAGCCGCCCTCTTTGATTAGCCGTTGGTAATTTACCACTTCTGGAATATCCTCGAAAGTAGTGCCGAAGTCGTCGCAGAACTCCACTTGTGCGTGGATTGCACTGCCACGCTCGGCTGCGGCCTTCAGCGTCTCTTCGTCAACCCCGGCATATTCATCGGGGAACAATTGCCGTTGGAGCATCCCAGTGATGCCCTGCAACGCCCTCCCGTCGGGCGCGGTATAGGTATGTCCGACGGGGTCAAATATTATATCTGAATATCTCAACATATTAGCCTTGTTTTAGCTGTTGTTTTCTTTGGGAACAAGCGGTGATTACCGCTTCGTCCTTGCCGAAGTAATAAGAGTTCTTCTTATATATCGCAACGACTTCCTCCTCGGTCTGTGCGGCATACACCGCCGCTATTACTGCCGCCTTGTCAGGAGCAGGAATCTTGGGTGCTGGAGCAGTCGCCTTTGCCTTGCCTGAGGCCTTCGAGGTTGCCGTGTACTCCTTGCCGTTGTTCAGAGCGTCTGCGTCTTTGGTGTCGTCGATTGCAAACAAGCCGTTGAGCGCGTATTTTCGCGCATAGGATGAAGCAGAACCTGTCACTTGGCTTCCGTCCATTTTCGCTCGTTCTTCTGGCTCCCGAGCGAATGCCTGGTTGGGCAGCGATCGTTCTCCGTCAGTCAGTGTTGCGGTCGCCTTGACATAGTATCTGTCTCCAATCATCACAATATCATCGGTGATGGTTAGACACAGCCCCTCGGCTTTGAGGAGAGGCTTAACCGCCTCGAGGATGTCCTCGCAACTGCGGTAATTGAAGCCGCCGAAGTCGTTCCGTTGATTCTTCGGTGCTTTGAGCTGGGACTGCACCGCAATCACACGCTCGATAAATGTCTTGTCTGCCATATCTATATAAGTTTTTTATTTGTCAGTATACAAAGCACTTTCGTGGAGGCGAGGAACGATGCCAACGCCCCGGCCTTGATGAGAGCGAACGGCAATAGTGCCGCACTCTCGTCCTCGTTACAGAGGAGGACGATGCTGACGCCCATCCACACGGTCATCAGCAGGTAGATGATTAGTTTCTTCATATATTTAGTTTTTTTAATTGTCTGATAAAAAGGAGGCTATCCTCGCAGACCGCCTCCGAGAAAAAACATTGTCAATAATGAATCGAAAGTAGTAGTCGGCTCGGAGGAATCGAACCTCGCCCCGGTCGTAGAGAATTGGATAAGAAGTTGTTAATAATTGACGACCGAAGCCTGCCAGTGCGAGCCGTGATGCCTCCCATATCCTCACGGACGGAGAGGCGATGAAATGCTATCATTAAAAAAAAGAAGTTAGTGGCAGAGGGGGGAATCGAACCCCCAACAAAAAACAAATATCAACTAAACTCAATTACTAAACTCAATCATACTCTACTAAATGGGAAATGCGGAACCACCGCGCTCTGCCTTGTACCTCCTGCGCCCGTCACGGGTTTGGAGGGAAAATTATGAGTAAAAATTGCTTTTATAAAGGGAATAGGAGCGATGGGAGGACTCGAACCTCCCTCGGCACCTTGCCACCGCTCGGAATATATAGAGTGAGCAGTCAATTGCTCTGTAAGGAGTGCTGCTCGTTGGTTGGTTGTATACACTGCGGCGTCATAGGCTCGCCGCTTAGCCCCAGCACCTGTTGCATAGTCGGTGCTGACCACATCCGCAACGCCAACTCACACACTCGGCTGGAATGCTTATTGTGTGCGACTCGTTGCGGTCGTTATGCTTGTTGTCAATACGTCAATGTACTCTTTGTAGGCAGGATGGGAATCGAACCCATCCGTATACCATACTGCCTTATTCGTAGATGAATGCGTCGGAGCATTCGTGCCCGACCAAATCACAGAACTCCTGTGCTTCACGGAGTAGATGCACGTGTCTGGGGCTGTCCAATCTCAGCGAGATTGCCCACTCGCCGGAGATGTAGCGGTTGCAGTCGACATTTAGAGTGTAAAGCTTGCCGTCCTCACCGCGGACTTCGGTTGATACTTCGGTGTAATTGTCCTGCTCTCTGGCTATCGCCTCTCTGCACTCGCGGACTGCCTTCATTAATGACTCCCGCTTAATACCTATCGGCTTGCGTTCTTCCAGAGTCTTGATGTTCTCCTCGTATTCATCCGCCCATTCGATCAAGGCTTTGGCGGCAGCCTCGTCTGCTTCTCTCACTTTCGGTGCGCTCTCTCGGAGAGCCGCTTCAGCGGCTTTGTAGGCTTCAAGCCGCTTCGCCCATATAGCAGGGCGGTATATGTTCCTTACGTCTTCTTCCATATCTATGACCATTCACAAGTGTTGGTATATCCGTTGATGGCTTCGTCAAGGTCGCCTTCATTCTCTATCTCCACGTCGCCCAGTTCACCATCGCAGGCGGTGATGTCAATAATGCTGACGCCGTAAGCGTCCTCACCGTTCTCGGGTTCCGTGTAGGATGCCGCGTGGTAACGCTTGTTCTCTGCCCACATATTGTAGAATACGGAGATGACTAAACCATCGACCTCTGTCCAGAATTCCCATTTCTCGTATGGATAGGTGAAAGCGTCCGAATATGATTCGTCGACTTCTTTTTTGAACTCTTTTGCGATTTGCGCGATGTCCGCTTTGCTCAGTAGGACACTCTTTAATTCTGTTGTCTGCATTGCTCTATATGTTATTAGTTAATTATGACTGAACACCTTGTCAAGGTCGCTCTTCTTGATTCTGATTACGTTGCCGTTTCGTCCTGCGTGGAGCCACCCGCCACGAATGCGGTTGTGGATTGTTCCCACGCTGACGCCCACATATTCGGCAGCCTCCTTGATGGTGAGCAGAGCGTCTTCCTCCTGCGGCTTGACCGCTTCAAGCAGACATTCTCCCCAAGCGAGGAAAGCCTGTCGCAGTTGTTCGGTGGTCACTGAGATGGTGACGTTCTGACCGGATTGCAGGATGCTGTTGATGTCAAGCGTATTCATTTCGTTCTCGTTGCGGTTGTCTTCAGTTCGCGGTAGTTCTGCACTACGCTGATTCTTTTCTTTCCACCTTTGTTGATGGTGCAGGCGGCAGCACGGACGGTAGATGTGGAGGCTTCTCGGTAGCCGAAAACGACTACGTCGCCGACCTCCATCTCTCTCAATGTTGCCCTTACGGACAATTTTTTCACCTTTTTCATTGCTAATTAGTTTTATATTAGTAACTTTGTGATCTTAATAAGTATTCGCTTTATATCTTTGTTTTGGAATACAACACAAAGATAGGTAAAAAGTATTATATTTGCAAAGAAATTTTAGGTAAAAAATACCAATTCAGAATGATTCCAAATAACGAACGTGACGAAAATGCTGTAAGACAACGTATTAATAGCGTCTTAGAAAAAGAAAAATCATCTATTTATGCACTCTCGAAGGAAACGGGAGTGGAGCAGACTAAGTTGAATAGACAACTTAGTGGCACTTCTCGCCTCTCTTTTGAAACAATCAAGGTGTTTTTGCAACGATTTCCGAGGATTTCCGCAGAGTGGTTACTCAATGGTGTAGGCGATATGTGTTGTGGAGTCCCAGACGAACAGCTCGAACGTGAGATAGCGGAGGAAACGGGTCGTGTGCAGAGCATCGGCGACAACTCCAACCACAACACACAGACAATGACGGACTCCGCCATTGCCAAGGAGAATGAGATGCTAAGGAAGAGTATCGAGGAGAAGAACGAGGAAATCAAGTTCCTCCGCTCCTTAATCCAAAGAAATGCAGACTAAATATTTTCGGTTATGAGAAAGTTTTTTAATAAAATGAAAATAGTGGACGAACAGATAGTGGAGACACTGCACATCCACCGGAGCGTGCATCTCACCAAACTGATGGTGCAGTTCTCTCCTCCCGTAGGCGCAGGATTGATGATGTGCCACACGGCGAGCCTTCTGTGCGGCTGTGTGTGGACGATTGCTTCCGTAATAGCGCGGAGTGCGCTGCTCGTGTTCGCACTGATGGTGGTTCTTTCCGTGGCTTTCGGCTTCTGCTGGATTCATCGGGCGTTCTGCGGCTACAATTTATTGGTAAACGCTTGCATTGAATATGAGAAGCTGTTCGGGTTCGGAACGCTCCTTACCCCAGCGAGATGGTTCGTGCTTGCGCTTGGCGCCGTGCTCTTTGCCCTTTACTTCCGAAGAAAATGGCTTGTGAAAAACAAGAAATACAGAATCTAAAATACAAACAAACCAAAAAACGAGTATGAAAAAAGTATTGATTGCGACAGCGTTGGTGTTAAGTTTTAGTGCCTGCCATAAGTGGGACGGTAAGACGCTGTATTATTCCTCCGTGGATGAGTTGGTGCATATTGATCCTAATTGTGGTAATATCGTGCGGTACGCTGACGGTCGTATATTCCCGATAGAGAGAGCGTCCCTGTCGGACGCTGATGCCTTAAATCTGTGTCCTATCTGCGTTGACGAGGAGACCAAGCGAGAGATATTGGCGGCAAAACGTAGCAGGATGAAGATTATAAAGTCGGAGA